TAATAATATACTTGGTAACCATGACCCTCGTAATGTAATTTATTGTATAGAAAATATTAATACTGGTAAAAAATATATAGGTAAAACTTCAGCAGAGGTCTCAAAAAGATGGACGGAACATATTAAAACTTCACTTAATATTGGAACGATAAAAACAACAAATATTCATAAGGCTTTATATAATCATTGGGACGAATTTATTTTTTATATTTTAGCTGAGACTGAAAAAGATAAATTGTCTGAAATGGAGAAATATTATATAAGTTTTTATGAGAGTGATAAATATGGATACAATATTAAGGCGGGCGGTTAAATGAAAGGTTCAATTTATATAATTCGAAATACAATAAATGATAAAGTTTATGTTGGTCAAACAACGCAAACAATTAATATTCGTTTCACTAACCATAAAATGGCAAGTAGAACCGGTGAGGATACTAAATTTTATCGTGCTATGAGAAAACACGGAGAAGAAAATTTTTATCCAGAATTACTTGAGCGAGTAGAAGTTGAAGATTTAAACGATAGAGAAAGATATTGGATTAAATATTATGATTCCTATTACAATGGATACAACTCAACCCTGGGTGGTGACCAACCGTATAGAATTAATTATGACAAAGTAAAAGAATTATGGGATAGCGGAATGCATATAGCAGAAATTGCTCATACTATGGGACATGAAAGGGATGCTATTTCCAATATCCTTAAAAATATGATTGGTGTGTCTAGCGAAGAAATTAAAAAAAGAGGAAATAGGTCTATGTATTCTATTACCGACGAACAAGTATTAGAAGAATGGAATAATGGATTGACTCCTCACCAAATACATCAAAAATTAGGTAGTACAGTAGAGACGATTAAAAAAATTCTTGTAGAAAATGGTGTTACAGAACAAGAATGGAAAATACGAATAAATAATAATAATAGAAAAATAAATCCACAACAAGTATTAAAATTATGGGAACAAGGATTATGTCTTTCTGATATTTATAGAACAATATATCCAGACCATATTTCAGTACACACAACGACAATTAAAAAACAATTAATAGAATTGGGTATTAATGAAGAAGAAATTAAAAATCGCACCAAAAAACATGTAAATCGAAATGCGAAGCCAGTAGTTCAATTAACTTTGGATGGTAAATATGTTGCAACCTATCCAAGCGGTAGACAAGCAGAAATACAATCTGGAGTAGCTAAATCAAGTGCTATAAATGCTTGCTGTAATCATAAACCTAAATATGAAACTGCTGGTGGGTATAAATGGATGTTTAAAATAGAGTATGATGCTCTAAATAAATAAATAAATTTAAATCTCGCGACAGCGAGCCCCGACAGGGGAAGGAGTTAACTATGCAATTAACAAATATTCAAAAACAAATTATTACCACAGACAAACCGAAGGTGCTGGTGCTTAGTAGCGCGGCCAGTGGTAAAAGTGCAGTACTTGTAGAGCGAATTAGATATTTGCTTGAGCAGGGAGTAGACCCATCGAAAATTGTAGCTATTACTTTTACTAACAACGCTGCCTCAGTAATGTATGAGCGTTTAGGATATCCAAATGGATTGTTTATTGGTACTGTTCATTCATACTGTAACTATTTACTTCGCGGCGGCGCGGTAGATACAACTCAAATTTTAAATGAAGAACGGTTTGATGATTTATTTGAGGAAATTAAAAAGAATCCAGGCTGTATTAAACACGTTGAGCATTTATTACTCGATGAGGCGCAAGACTCGACTGAGGCACAATTTGAATTTTTTGAACTTATCAATCCAGACAACTTCATGTATGTGGGCGATGTAAAACAAAGCATATTCAAATTCGCTGGTTCGTGCCCTGAACATCTTATTAACTTATGGCATCGCAATGATGTTACCGTTTATGAAATGAGGCAAAATTTCCGCAACCAATCAGACATACTTCATTTTGCAAAAAAGTTTCTTTACCGACTTGGTCCAGATTATGACGATGATTCAATTCCTATGAGACAATCTGATGGGCGGCCGCACGTACTTGAGGGCAACTACACACCAACCGAAGCGGTCAGCTCGCTTATACTTGCGAATGAACGACTTGGCGCTAACTGGAAAGATTGGTTTGTACTTTGTAGAACAAATAGTGATATAGCTTTATTTCAACAGATTTTTGAGAGTAAGGGTATTCCAACTGATACTTTTAAACAGTCAGAACTTACTAACTCTCAAATTCAAGACCGCTTACAAGAAAATACGGTTAAGATATTAACGGCACATAGCTCAAAAGGACTTGAAGCTCCTTACGTGCTTTCATACAATATCCGCGCATATAATGACGATGAAGCGCGCCTGTGCTATGTATCAGCTACTCGCGCTAAAGACTTTCTCATATGGGCAAAGACACCACCAAAGAAAAAGAAGAAAAGTAGAGTGATTAATTGGGAATAGACAATAAAAAAGACGGGTTAATCCCGTCTTTTAAATTGTTTTATTCACCTGGGTTTGGTTCTGGCTTTGGTTCTGGTTGTGGTTCATCATCCTCATTAGCTGGAATCTCATAACTCTTCATGCAGTCTGCTTCTGCTTTTGTAATAAGACCTGCTGCATATGCATAATCCCAAACCACTGCGTCTTGGTTAAGAGCCATAAATTGTGCAAAAATTTGAGGGTTTCTAATACCCATTGCGATTTTCTCAAACTGTGAAGCCGAAGCCATTTCTGCGAGGAAGATAAGGTGTGATTGAACGTTATCTTCTCTCATTTGTTCTATGTTAATCATTGGATTTCCTCCTTATTAAATTAAGCTGCATCATTTTCAGATTGTTTTAAATAAATAGTACAATCTCCTTTAACTTTAAATACATATTCATCTTTTTGTATTGCGTCTCCTTCAACTCTATCAATTATCCAATTCATATAGCTGTTTGGAAAATATGTGTTTTTTCTAGTATCTATAACCGTATCTAATGGTACTCCATTTAATAATTCTATAGTATTTCCAACATTATAAGTAATATTTACAAAGGTCTTTTCATAAGGATGATAAATAATGGTTAACGTAGAAGGAATTAAATCAGAATAAGCTAAACCATCAATTATTGTTCCTCCTGTAGCATATTTAAACTCTTGTAAATTACCTTCTATATTAAAAAGACTATTATAAGCATCTACTGAATTCTCAAAAATACTAGCTTGACTACAATAAAAACCATTTAAATTACTATTTATATAAGTTGTAAAAGGTTCAACCCCTAAAACTTGACCATCAACTCTTAATATTAAAGTAACATCATTAAACATCGCTTCATTGTGTAAATTTTGTACATCAATGTTTTCAAAATAATCAGAAAAAGGATTTTTAATTGTTGATTGTATGGTTTTTACTACAATTGGATTATTTTCGCCACCAATTTGATTTAACATACTGTTTAAAACCGCTCTATTCGTATTATGTGGTGTATGCATCACATAATCAATTATATCCTGTTTTGTCATTTGATTACCCCCTATAATAAATTGTTAACCTTCTCTTTATTAAGTAGTTTTTATGTCAATGTTCTACATAGAAGCGCGGCCCAGCGTAAAATTATATCATAGACGCTTCATTCGCTCGTTCTATGCAGTCGCGCACCTCTACGTCTAACTTCTAATTTGATTTTTTCTTTAAAATATGATATAATATAAATAGAATAAGAAAGGAGTATAGAAATGACAATTAATTTAACAGATTTTTATGATGTAGGAGAAATAACTCATTGGACTACTTCAATCGGTGTGTCAATGTATGATATCGAACTCATATCAAAGTCCACTGGTGAGGTAATCATATGGAGTTTTACCGAAGAATACTTTGACAAGTTCCTCAACGAACTCGAAGAAGATACAAAATACCTTGAAGACAGTCTATATTACACAAAAAAGAAAATGTGGTGGTTTTTATGAATAAGCGAATTAAAAAGAAACAACGAAAACTCAAAAACAAAAAACTTTGTAAGCGCTATCCTTTCCTTATCATTCACGATTGGGAAGATGAACCACTCGGTTATGAATTTACTTATCTCGATGATATGCCAGAGGGTTGGAAGCGCGCATTTGGCATAGATATGTGTGAGGATATAAAGCGAGTACTTGTCAAAGCGAATTACCTCTACGACTATCGTATTGTGCAGCTAAAAGAAAAATATGGCAGTATGAGACTCTACAGCAATGGTGTGCCTTCATCGATTTATAGAGAACTTGAAGATATAATTGATAAGTATGAAAAACTTTCTTATCATACCTGCATATGTTGTGGGCGGCCGGCCACTAAAATTTCACTTGGTTGGATAAGTCCATTTTGTGACGAATGTGCAGAAAAACTTTCAGATAGAATTAAATTTAAGGAGATAGATAATGTCAACAATTAAAGATGAAATAATTGAACAATTTGAATCTATACTATATGAAGCACAATCTATGTGGCTATCTGAATATTGCTGCTCCGCCAAAGAAGAAGACCAAAGGGTTGCTGATGATAAAGAAATGTTACAATATTTTAAAAGTCTATTAAAGGAGTTTGAAAATGAATGTAAATATCGGTGATAAAATAAGAATCAACTATATGAAAGGTGAACCACAATACGCAGGTAAAGAAGGAACAATCACCCATATTGACGATTTCCAACAACTTTTCGGAACGTGGGGCGGTCTCGCTGTAGTTCCAGACATGGATGATTTCACAATCATAAAGAAAGGCAATGCCAATGTTCAAAGCTAAACGTATTGACACTGGCGCCATCGACGTAGTTCTCGCGGTTGACCACGACGATACCTTCCATCAAACCCATTTCCTAATCTGGAAAGACGGATGGAGATGGCGACCGGCCGCAATGTACGTACCGCCCAATGTGGAACTCAATAAAGAAAAGGAAATTTGACTATGGAAGAAAATCCAATTAAAATTACAATTGAAAACTATTGCGGACAAATTGTCACTTTTACAATGTCGTCCGATGCAGAAATTGAATCAAGTCTTTGTATTATAGACGATAAAGTAACTGAAGTCCACATCAATGGATATGATAAAAGCATACTAATTGAAAAAGAGGATATAATTTAATGGATTTAATGGATTATAATGCTAATGATATTATAAGTCTTTCTGCAGGTCGAGCATTTCGAGAAAAAATAGGAATGTATTTATCAGCAGATAATCAAGAAGCAATTAATTTAGGATTAAGAGAATAAATTGTTAACGTACAAGATGAATATGAAGTTTATAAACCTGAAAATCCGCTACTTCATATAGAAATTAACACTCAAACGCGTATAATTCAAGTAGCGGATAATATGCGTGGTATACCAGTAGATATTCGCGATGATGGTAAAAACTCTTTAACTGTAACTTTTTTAGTTCCTCATACTGGAGGTAAACATAAAGAAGGCGCATATCAAAGTGCAGTTGGTACTAATGGAGAAGGTAATAAAATTGTTTGTCATACCGCGGAATGGCTTAAAGTAGAAGTATATCGTGATGGTAAACGATATACTCAAAAATTTGAGTCTGACGATGAAGGCGCGCACCCTATAACAGAAGTACTCGAACAGCCGCATCCAAATGTACATACTGGTACAGTAATTACTTATAAGCCAGACCCAAAAATATATGGAGATGTTTTTATTGACCTTGATGCACTTCGTGCCATGTTAAAGGAAATGTCCATGTTTTCTGCCGGACTTAAATTTGAATTGGTGGTCGATGGTAAAAAAGAAACTTTCCTTTCAAACTCTGGATTGATAGATGGACTTCCAAAAGAAAATCGTTTATCTGAACCATTTTCATATCATTATGAAACACCAGATTGTAAAGTTGACCTCGCGCTTCAATGGGTAAGCAAAAAAGGTAAGATACGTGGTTATGCAAATAATCTTTATGTACCAGATGGAGGTCCTTTTATGAGCGGATTTAAATCTTCACTTACCAGAACCTTTAATTCGCTTGCTAAAACTAAATATGACGGAGAAACAATTCGTGATGTACTTGATGGTTTTGTGTGTGTAAAAGTGAAGGTTGGTAAATTTACCAATCAACAAAAAACTGCACTTGGTAATCCAGAGGCACGCCCAGCCGCTTCAGCAGCAATA